GGCTGCGCCGGCAGTCCGGGTGCTTGTAGATGCGGTAGAGGTGCTCTTCCCCGATCAGGTGCCGGTAATTAGCGCTGGTCGCACCCTCGTCCCTTTACGTTTTGTAAGTCAAGATTTAGGGGCGACAGTAACATGGGATGATGCCACTAGTTCGGTAACAATGGTATTTGGAAGTACGCGCATCGTACTTGTCATTGGTAGGCAAGAGATTACGGTGAATGGGGTATCGAGAAGGCTTGATGTTCCAGCGCAGATTATTGGCGGTCGCACAATGGTTCCTATCCGTGGCATCTTTGAGAGTCTTGGCGCGACAGTTAGTTGGGACCAGGCAACTAATTCAGTAATTATTACAAGGCAACAGGCGCAAGTTCCTGGTAGAATAGCTTTTGACCCTGCGGTGCATGTATTGCCTAATGGGACAATGGAGATGAACAAGGCTATTGAGTTTGCTAAACGTGCTTTGACGAACGCTACGTTTAGATTTGAGGGTGGGAATTTAGTATTCAACTGGGTATATGAAGCACCTCCAGAGTTAGCTAGTACAAATTTTGAGGTGGATTTGTGGTCGGCAGTTGTGCAAGGTGTTAGGGGTAGTTTTAGGCATGAGTGGATAGTTGGTAATTCTCCTTTGATACATGACAGTCTTGAAGTACCAGATAAGCAAAGTTTCAACAGGGTGATTTCTGGTTTGAGTAACACGGATAGGATAGATAACATCGTAGTTCGTGTGGGTGTGAGGCAGACTATTAACGGAGCGAGAACGGGTACGGGTCATATACTGGTATCTTGGAGACCTATGTACGGGGTGAATATATCGCAGGATGGTTTGACCTGGATAGTCCCACCTAACAACAGGGGTGCTCTTGTACAGTATGACATAAGGCAGTTATTCACTTGGTTGAGGTAGATAAAGTGCGGGGAAATCCCGCACTTTACATTTATTCGGAAGGAGTAGATATATGTTAAAGCGCATTTTAGTTTTAGTGTTGTTGGTGGCGGTGTTATTTTCGTTAAATATTGATGTGGTGCCTGTTGTTTATGCCATAGAGAATCAATTAGGTCCCCAGAAACACCTTCCAGATGATCAATTGCATATATACTACCATCTCGCAATATAATGTGCAAATATTCGCAATGACCACTATGACATTACCTTAGCAGCAGCAAACGCCTCACACCGCGATATACCGGAGGGACACATGCACACACCCCACTATCCCCCTCATAATTCCCTCATGTTTAGCCAAACAGCTTACTGCGCAGATGGCTCAAGGCATACGAGCGCAGGCGCTCGACGTGGCTTTCGCTGTACTGGAGTTGGCTCATCAGGCGATAGGTCGCACCGGATTTCTGGTTGTCGGCCATGTAGAACTCAGAAAGTATGTGCTGCTCATCGTCCGTCAAACTAGACCACGCCGGGCCAAACCAAGCCATGTACTCCATCGCCTGGTTATACCGCTCCCGCAGGAGGTCGAGCTTGTCAATTTGGCTCGTCATTTTATCTGCTCCGGCTTGAGGGTTTCTGGCGGACGGCATTCCGGACAGCTTAGGGACTCTGGGCGCGCTCATTTTTTCGTACAGATCCTTAATTTCCTCGCTGGTGTTGTTAATAATGAACCGCATATTGTGGTAATCGCGGAGAGCGGCAATAGTAGCAGCGTTCTTGTTGATGTATTTTAGTGCGATCATCTGCCCTTCTCCCTTCCTAGACTCACCTTCACCGCTTCAATAAGGGCATTCTGTGTTGCATCCTTGCGCCTGAGCGCCTTCATGATCTGCTCGTCAACTGTCCCCTTGGTTATGATGTGGTGGATCACTACGGTGTCCTTTTGCCCTTGCCGCCAGAGCCGGGCGTTGGTTTGCTGGTAGAGCTCTAGGCTCCACGTCAGTCCGAACCATACTAAGGTTGCCCCTCCGCTTTGCAGGTTCAGCCCGTGCCCGGCTGACGCTGGGTGCATGACGGCGACCGGGATATCTCCGTTATTCCACGCCTTGATGGAATCAGGCGAATCGAGTTTTATTGCGGAGAAGCGCTCCTGAATCCGCCCGAGGTCGTGCCTGTACCAGTAGGCAATAAGGACAGGCTTGCCGTTCGCGGCTTCAATCAAGTCCTCCAGCGCGTCCAGCTTGCGGTCGTGTATGTGGTGGGTTTCGCCGTCGTCGCCGTAGACCGCGCCGTTAGCCATCTGACACAGTTTCCCCGACAGTGCGGCGGCGTTGGCCGCGGTAACATCGCCGCCCGATAGCTTGAGCACCAAGTCCTGCCGCAGCTCGTCATACCGCTCCCGCTCTTTGTCCGACAGCCGCACAGGGTGCTCGGTAGTCACCAGTTCCGGCATTTGTATGTGATCGGTGGACTTCATGGAAATAGTGATGTCGGCAATTCTGCGGTAGATTTCCTCTTCGGTATTCGGCAGAGGCTTGTAACTGAAGATGACCTGACCGTTGCGCTTGTCTGGGACGAAGTAGTCAGCGCGAAACTTCCCGATGAACCGCCCCAGCCGCTGGCCCATGTCAAGGAGCCGGAATTCAGCCCACAAGTCCATCAGCCCGTTGCCCGTCGGCGTACCCGTCAAGCCAACGATGCGGCTCACCTTAGGGCGAACCTTCATCAGGGACCTGAACCGCTTTGACTGGTGGTTCTTGAAAGACGAGAGCTCGTCCACCACCACCATGTCGTAGTCAAAGGGAAGCCCGCTGTTCTCGATGAGCCATTGGACATTTTCGCGGTTGATGATGTAAATGTCAGCTTTGGCTTTAAGCGCCGCTTGCCGCTCTGTTTCGCTCCCGATGGCCACTGAACATTGCAGAAAATGCAGATGACTCCATTTTTGAATCTCATCAACCCATACAATCCCGACGCGGAGAGGACAAATAACGAGAACTTTGCGCACCTCAAAGCTGTCAAATAACAGGTCCACGAGGGCCGTCAAGGTAATCACCGTCTTGCCAAGCCCCATGGACAGCAAGATAGCGCTCACCGTATTCGTTTTTATGAACTCAACGGTATATCTCTGATAGCCGTGAAGATCAGTCCTTGCTAGCAAACCCTCCATCGTGCACCCCGCTTTCAAGGCCGCCTATCTCTTTCATAATCTGTGGTATCTGCCTTTCATCGTCAAGGACATGCACCATAAATCCCAAGGCCCTGAGCATCTCATGCCTTTTGACCTGTAGTGGGCGGGGTTGGTCTCCCTTGGTCTTAACCTCCACAAAGGCCATCTTCCCGCTGGGGATAAGGACAAGGCGGTCGGGCATGCCATCGTAACCGGGCGAGACAAATTTCACGGCCTGGCCCCCCATCGCTCTAACTGCACGGACAAGTTTCTGCTCAATCTGTTTCTCGCGCATCAAATCCTCCTGTGCCGATGAGTGTGCCCAAGCACTTCAAACTCCTACGCGCGTGTACACGCCTACACGTGCCCATTACTCCTCTAATACTTATACCTACAACCTTTAAGGGGTAAATTATCGGCACAATGGGAACAGACAAGGCATGGGGCTTGGCAGGCAAAGGGTTGTCAGCTGTGCCCATGACTGGATTTATGGGCACGATGGGTACAATGGGCATGTGCCTACGCCTCCTCATCGGAACGAATAAACACCCGCTGCGGACCGTAGAGCGGCAGATTTTTCTTGCCCGTTTTGTTCCCGGTGAATTTCGCCCAGCCGCCGATCTTGCTCAAAATGCCCTCGATCTCGTAGGAGTCGCCTTTCTTGACGGTTTCGCGATTCTTGCCGAAGCACTCACACCATACTTCCATGACGCAGACCTGCTGCCGTCGCTTGACTCCTACGCGAGCTTCCCCACCGAACTCGCTGCCGGAGAGGAAGTTGCGCCGCTGGTAAAGGTCCATCTTGTCCCAACCTTCCGGCAGAGGTGTGTCGAGGTACTCGGCCACCAACCCCTCCCGATCGTCCCCCTCCATGGCCTCGCGCTGCTGAGTCACGGCTTCCTCCGCAAGGCTGCCCTTTAGGAAGAGCTCTTCTCCCGCGTTGTACCTCTCAATGGCCTCGGCCCAAACTTGGTCGACGTCTGTGAGCTCCCATGCTTGGTACCTGCCCTGCCCCATAACCCGCACCGGCCAGAAACGCCGGTTTCCCGTGATGTCACGCAGGAAGCCGCCGTCGCTGTTGGTGGTGCCTACGATGATGCAGGAGCGCGGGTGACTCTCCACGATAACCCCGTAGGACTGCCGGTATTTGTCGTCGACGCGAGTGATGAAGGACTTGACCGTCTCCACGTCCAGCTTCTTGATGCCCGCAAGCTCGCCCAACTCCAGTATCCAGTAGCCCTGCAGCTTCTCCGGGGCGGTCTTGTCCTTCATGTCGGAAATGGAGAGCGAGTCGGAATACCACTGTCCGCCGAGACGCGCAAAGAGCATGGATTTGCCGATGCCTTGCGCGCCATTTAGCACTAGGATGGAGTCAAACTTAAGTCCCGGCTGGTATATGCGGGCCACCGCGGCCACGAAGGTCTTGCGGGTAACCGCCCGCACATAGGGGCTGTCCTCTGCGCCAAGGTAGTCGACGAGCAGGGTATCCAGCCGCTCAGTGCCATCCCAAGAGAGTTGGCCGAGGTACTCCTTAACGGGGTGGTAGAGACGCTCCACAGAGACAACCCCCAGCAAAGCGTCTTTGAACTTAGTCGGCGACCAGATACCATAGGTGCGCTCGAAGTACAGCTTCGCGCAGGCCATGTCGGTATCTCCCCAGCCGGGTTTTACTTGCGGCCAGGGAAGCTCGCCGACGACATCGATCATGTTCTTGAATTGGTTAAACACGATAGTCTGCAGTTTGGGATCAAAGCGCAGAATGATGGAGATGTTGGTGAGCGTGTCTTTCACGGCTCCTGTTTTATCTAGCTCAAGCCTGCTCTGCCAGTTGTCCTCATCCGCGAAGTCTGCCGTGGCCTGTGTCTGGCGCTCCAGAGCGAGCTGGGCCTTAACCTGCTCATCTTTAACAGCAAAATCCGACATGGCCTTAAACGAAGCCTTGTCATCGAGGTCGTTATACTTATGTAGCCGCACCAAGTCAAAGGCGTTGAGCAGCTTGCCGCAGACCGGGTCGGTGGCATGGTGGCTGTAGGCAAACTTGTCGCCGTAGATGACCAAGCCGGCGGCGCTGTCGGCCGGGACATAGTCGTAGCGGCCGGCCATGGCGGAGGGCTCGTAGACGCCGGCGAGAAAGGCTTCGATAGCCGCCTCAATGGAGTAAGCCCGGCAGAAAGCACCCACCACACCGCCTTTGGCCAACGGGTCCTGTTGTTGTTTGAGCCTCCGCTCCAGCACCTCGGACTGCCGTTTGGATGTTGGCCACGTGGCCGTATCCCGCCAATCTGCGTATCTGGCAAGATAGACGTCAGGGTCTAGTAGGTCACCGTCCTTTTCGCGGAACACAAACTCACCGTCAGCGGAAGTGGACGGCCAGTACATCAGCCGCGAGGGCTCGTAGGTGGTGTCGTCGAACAGGTCGAGCCCTATTTCTTTGGCCACCATACGTCCCAGAGCGGGGTACTCGTCCTCACTGACCTCGCGCTCAAGCGGGATAACCAGCCGCAGGCGCGGAGCTTCGGGCGTACTTTTGTGGGTGGAGTAGGCGCAGCAGGCCCAGTCATAGAGGACCTCTAACTGCTCCCAGATGTCGGGGGTGGCATAGTCCATATCCAAGGTGAGCATAGAGCGGCAATGGACGTAGCCGTTACCCCGCTTCCCCTCTTTTAGTGCTCCGCCCACGAAGCCGCCAATATCCTTAATCTCGTCCTGCTGCGCTTTGCTCATCTTGCGATACTCGGACACAGTCTCCGTAGTGCGCTTTGTGGTGCGCACGGCATTCTTGAAATCTGCCCATGAGATGTCTTTGTTCTTCCACCTCTTATCCATACGGCTATTGCCGACTGCAATCTTCATCTCGCACCACCTCCTCGCACTTTTCGTTAAAGTACCTAATGGGCATTCCTCGTCGCTTGGCTTTGGCAATCTCGCGGGCCATTCCCTCCGAAATCCGGTCGCCAAATACCCACACCGCTTTGCATTTGCCAAGGAGAATGAGCGCTATAGAAAGCCCCAGCTCACGGCTTTCAGAGTCTGACTCGTCCATAAATTGCGGATAGTGAAGGTGCGGCGCGAGTGGGATACACCCCACACTAAGCGCAAAACGGCAGTAACCGCGGGCACGGCTGGTATTGTAGTCAATGTTGCCGGCATAGGGTGAGCAGATGTAGACCAGCGGTCGATACCTTCTCCCTGCAGCCTTTTCCAGAGCTACTACTCTGGCGAGTGCTTCTGCTGCGGTGGGGTCGGGATAGCCTTTGCTGTTACGCCATTCCATGGTCGCTCGCCTTGTGGCCCAGAAAGTAGTTAACGAAGTACTGCTGGCCCTTGCCCGTTACTTTTGTGGTCTTGGAGATGGTGACGTGACCGTCGGAGTGAGTAATGGCGGTTTCCTTGACCTTAAAGAGCCCCAGCTCCATAGCTTTCTGCGTCGGCGCATTGTAGTCGGTTCCCTTTCGCTTAATGAGGAAGCCGTCCTGGCGTAGTCTTTCAAATAAGCGGTTCTGCCCAATGTCGATGCCGTTGCCTTTAAGTATTTTCGCCAGTTCCCCAATGAGAATGGCCCCTTGAGAAACCGACACCGCATCGGCAAAGATCACCTTCGGCTTGTCCGCGGCGGCTTGCAGCTGTAGCAGCTCCTTCTCCTGACGTTCCTGCTTGAGGGTAGTTAACAGCCTGATCCAAGAGTCAGGGTCGTTCATGATTTCCTCCAGCTTGGAGGTTGTGACGTAGGCCCCATGCCGGCGTATTTGTGGCAGCACCTCGTGGGTGACCCAGCGTTTGAAACTCTTTGCTTCGGGCTTGTCCGAGCGCAGGATAACGTTGTAAAGCCCGCTCTCGTTTACAATGTTGGTTTGCTGCTGCCTCCCCATATTGTCGGTGACGTAAGCTAGGCTTACATCATCCTCGTCTAGGCGGTCGGCAATCATCCGCGCGTTACTGAGTTCCAATACGTCGCACACATCTTTCAGCACCCACCACGGCTCCCCGTTCCGCTGCATAGTTCTGACCTCTTTACCCTCGTAGGAGAAAATTTGCATTTCATTCATCCGGCTTGTCCTCTCCGAAGGCTCAGTATAGTTTGGCCTTCGCTATATGCCATGGGGAAGTGCCAAATCGGACGGTCCTGCACAAGCATCGCTATTCTTTTTTATAAAATGGGCACACAAACCCTTCGGCACGTAGCGGAAGGCCCTTGGCCCAAAGTGGGGGCTCACTCATTAGGCGGCAGACAGCTTCAACAGAAACACTAAGCGGGGTCTCAATGACCACTTCGTCATGGACATGCATCACAATGCAAAGACCGGCCGCATCTAATCTGCGCATGGCATGGCAGAGGAGGTCGCGGGAGATCGCTTGAGCGATATTCTCCACGAACTTCGCGCCGTAGCTTTCGATGCGCTCCCACTTCTTGGCTTGTCCCACACCCTCGTAAGTCACCGCCTCGCCGCTAAAGCGGTTAGTCTCGATACGCGGCTTGACGTAAGCCAGCCGTCTGCCGGAGGGCAGCGTTATGAACAGGAAACCGCTCTGGAAAGAAAAACGGATGCCGTGGGTTTCTGTGCTGGTTCTCTCTTTGACAGCCGTTTTTGCGGCGCGGTCCACAGCCCACCAGAAGCGCACGATGTTGGGGTTGGTGGTACGCCAGGCATTGACCAGCGGCTGAAGCTCATCTTCAGCAATGCCCATCTCTAGGGCACCCATGGCCTTCAGCGCACCGACTGACCCTCCGTAACCACACGCGAGCTCGGTTTGCTTCGCTTTTTGCCGGAGCAAGCTTCCCTTGGTGACGGATTCAATTGGCACATTGAACATGCGGGCGGCCGTGGCCTCATAGATCTTCCCGTCCCCGGTGAAGACGTCCATTTTCCACTTTTCTCCCGACAGCCAGGATATGACCATGGCCTCGATCGAGCTGAAGTCGGCCACAATAAACTTGTAGCCTGTCCTTGGGATAAAGGCCGTACGGATTAACTCGGAAAGGACGGCCGGCACCGAATCGTAGAGGACTGTCAGCATATCAAAGTCGCCAGTTTTTACGAGTTGCCGTGCCTGCTCTAAGTCCGGCAGATGGTTCTGGGGCAGGTTTTGCACCTGAATTAGCCTCCCGGCCCACCGCCCTGTTCTGTTCGCTCCGTAGAACTGCAAAAGCCCTCTGGCCCTACCGTCTTTACAGACAACGTTCTCCATAGCCGTGTACTTCTTTACGCTACTCTTGGCGAGATCTTGCCTGAGGGACAATACCTCGCTGAGTCCCTCCGGCGCGGTCCTCAGCAGCTCCTTAACGGCCACCTTGCCGAGGGTGTCGGTTTCTAGGCCGTTGTCTGCCAGCCACGCTTTCATCTGAGCAATTGAATTGGGGTTCTCCAAATCGGTGAGTTCACGCATGGCACTAGTCAGTTCAGCCCGTGAGCGCTCGTCGCAGCAGATGGCTTCTCTGACCAGATCACTATCCAGTCGGATGCCCCGGTCGTTTATATGTTGATCGAGGATATAGTTTCGCCACTCGTCCTCCGGCACGGGGAATTTATTAAGTCGAGCCTGAATGGCTACTTCGACCGCTACATCACGGGCGTTGTACTCTTTAAACTGCTGCCACTTATCCGGATCATCTTGGGGAAGGTTGCGTGTGCGGCCGGCGTTCGCTTTGCTGGGCTTGCAGGGCATGGAGAAGTAACGGACCAGTTCCTTACCCTCTGCTAGTTTCTGCTTCTCTAGCCCGAGCACTGCGCCCACGCCTTCCAGCGACAGTGGCAGCCCAAGATAGGCGGCCCACACCATGGTGCACCGCCATGATGCGGGGTTTAGCAATCTGCCTAGATACCTTGACAGGCAGGTCCTCTCAAACTGTGCATTGAAAGACCATTTCACAACCGCATCATCTATTAGGACCTTGATGATCTCCTGCGGCAGCGTATCACCACGGGCCAGATCAATGACCTTTACCTCGCCGCCGTCCACCGAATAGCCAAACAACAGGATGTCAAAATCCGGAGACTCGGAGTATTTGTAGACGCCGCATTTAGAAAGGTCAGTGCTCGAGTATGTTTCAATGTCTATGGACAGTGTTTGCATAGTCACCTCCGTATCGGGAAAGGGCGACAAGACGCCTTGCCGCCCTTTTCTCAATTCTCACTTGCCCTTAGCCGAGGAAGTCATCGCCATCGTAGTCCGAGGTGAAATCATCTGCGGCGCTGGCCTTGCCACCCAGCGGCTCACCGTCGCGCACTTTCTGGATGTTGCCCAGACCGCAGGCAATCCCGCGGTTGCCGTTAGAGTTAAATGCGTAGAAGTTAACGCTCACCCTTGCGTACACGCCGGAGTAGACTTCCGAGCGACTCATGATGGGATTCAGGGACTTGTCCACGATCTGCGGAGCAGAGTTGCTGTTAGCGTTTACGAAGTAGCAGCCCGCATAGGCCTCATCGTCAGGGCGGTCAATGTCGCCGTCACGCAGGGGAAGCTTCAAGGCGGACTTACTCGGAACCTTGCCCCCGAACTTGCCGCGCCCTTCCTCCATGGCGGCGTCTACAGCGGCATTAATGGCCGCGATAGTCTTGGTGTCGCTCTTAGGGATTACTAGGCTGACACTGTACTTGGGAGTTCCGCCGTTGATGCTCTTAGGCTCGTGCACATTGGCGAAACTAAGACGGACCAGGCCGGTGACCACCTTGGTGGGATTCTTGCCGGGATTGGGGTTAGGACGGTTTGCTGTGTTTGACATGGTTACATTTCCTCCTCAAATTCGTTTATAGCTGCTGTACTGATGGCTTGACGCTTGTCCGATAGCGGGACCAGAGTTGGCTTACCGGGCGGCTTTTCAATTAGGCCGCCGAGTATGGCCTGAAAGTTGTCTTTGCCCATAAGTCGCTCCATCTCCGTGAGTGTAATCAGGCTCTGGCGGTAAATATCACGGTAGCCTGCACCTTTTGCGGCTTCGGCCACTGCTTCCTCGTTAGCATATTTGCGGTTGGAGCGCCCCTCTACCAGCTTGAAACCTTGCCACTCCTTGCCGTGCCTGACCGCCGCCTCCAGAGCATATGCCTTGATGTCGTTCGCCCAGGATATAAGGTCATCCAGTTTGGCGAGGATTTCTTCAATGTCTCCGTCCGAGAGTAGCGGTGGCAGTGCAAACTCAAACCGGGCTAGGTTAAGGTTGTCCTCCGCCCGCGCACGGCATTTCACCGCCGCACGGCAGAACCGGCACCATTCGCCGGGCACGCACTCTCCAGAGCCTTCGAAGGCCTGGCTAGCAATGGGCTTGAGGACCTCGTCGGCCCACTGATAGAGGGATTCCTTGTCCACGGTAAAGGTACTGACGTTTTCACGACGTGGCTGATAGATGGTCATGGAGACTGTGGTGATATCGTGGATGGCGTCGAACATCTCGAGGGCGCCGAGGGCGTATAGCATCATCTGCGGGTTGTCCTCTGCACTGACCAGAATGCCCTGCCCGTACTTGAAGTCCACGATGTGAAGCGTCCTATCGGAAATAACTACACAGTCGCCCGTACCAAAACCGTCCGGCACGTATCTTGAGAAGTCCAGGCGTTGCTCTATCAGTACTACTGGGTCAGCGCATTCCTGCTTTGCCTGGGCGATCAGTTCCTGGATAAACTCTACATAGCCATCGGTGTGAACGTCCATTTCGTCGGAATCGTACTTGGAGATGGGCTTCTTGGAGCGCCTTTTGAGGGCTTTGCGCAGCTTGTGTTCTGCCAGTGCATGAGCGGCTGTGCCTTCGGCGGCAGCTTCTCCGCTGTTGTCCTCAAACTCCCGCTCCAGCCGGGCTGATGGTGGACAGTTCATCCAGCGGTGGGCACCTGAAGCCGAGAGCAGTGCATGCTGCTTCTCCGCACTCATTTCAGGGCCTCTGCATCTGCCAGCAGCGCCGCGTAGTTTGCCGGATCAATCTGACTAAGTTTCGGCGCACCGTACTTTTCTAACAGTGACCTTACGTTTGCCGTGAACCCTAGCTGGCTCTTTTCGGCCAGTGCTGCCCGCACCTGCTCTAACGTTACCGGCTTTGTCGCGGGCTTTGCCATCTGTTCCGTGGCTGGCTGTTCCGACAGAGCGGTTTCGGCAGGTTCATTGGCCACCATGGCATCGGCAACGGCCTGTACACTGTCTGCAAGGGAGCGCAGATTACTGACTACATCATGCAGCAGCTTAATCTTGCTCAAGCTTTTCACCTCCCTCCGCAACGATGCAAAGCTTTCTCACGCTGTTGCCGGGGATAATCACCGTCAATCTGCACTTTTCACCTAACAGGAGGCGCAACAGCCTTTCCCGCAAGGTGACGTTGCGACAGCCGACAATCCCTCCGTCCTGGGGCTCCTTCGAAACACTGATTTTAAGCATGTGCTTCATGTGAGCCACCTTACCTTTCTGAAGGCTGATTTTGTGTGCCTTCACCCTATAGCACCTGCGGAGGGGAAAACGGACGGTCTTACTTCAGGAAGTTTCTAAGTTTCTTCTTGGCGCGGTTAATGGCGTGGCGAATGGCAGATTCGTCCTTCCCCTCAAGCGCAGCTAGGTCTGCATAGGACCAGCCTTCTAGGAAGCACTTGCGAATTAGGTATTGTTGGCGTTCATTCAGCTGCGACATAGCAAGGCTGATCGTCTCGGAACTAATAAGTTCAGCAAGTAAGTCCGTACCATTAGAGAAGAAACGTGCGTCCTCATAGGTGAAGGTGCTTAATTGGGTATGGCGGTCTGGGCGGCTGTTCCGTCGGTTGTTGCTCTTCTCTACCTTCACAGACTCCAAGTAGAAGGCTCCGACCTCCTCGGATACTTCCAACTCGATAATGCTGCCATCTGCATCTTTGTAACTGATTTTCATACTTTTGCGTCCTTTCCGTCCGGGGCATTGACGGTGGGATGCAAAAAGAGCCTGTGGGGAAGATGTCCACAGACTTCGCTTGTCCGAAGAATGGGCGCACGAAGTCACGGTGGGTGCATCTTCATTCCAGACACAGCCGCTAATGCTGTGTCCTGAACTCTTATGCATCCCGCCGTCCTGATGCGCATCTCGGACATTGAGATTTATTTTCAGCGGTTTATTTCAGCCGCCGACTCAATTATCGTTATGGTTTATCTCGTAGTTTCAGGTCATTGCGGACCTTTATATCAAACGGGAGCTACCCGGATGATTACTTATCGTAGTACGGTGTCGATCTCGGAATCTCTACCAAAATTTTCTTTCCCCTTCTGTATTCAGGGTGTATAATAAATGTGAATAAGCAGGATTAAGACGGTTTTAGAGGAATCCAGCATGATTTCATCTACCTGTCTACAGGTTGTAAATGCTTGTCCTCCTTACACTTAAAATTATAGGCCTGGGGGAGGGGGGCTTCACCGCCCGTAAATAGGATGTCATTCGGATTGAAACGGATTGATTCGGATGATTTTAAAAAAATGAGAAAGAGAGGTTAGGGCACTTGAGATACAGCGATTTCTGCCAAGCTTTTTATATATCCAAAAGTGATGGGTGTATTAACCGTGTTAGGTCACAGGAGAAAATTCCTGAGTACTTAATAAAAGCTGCAATTAAAGAAGATTCGTGGGATTTGTTGCCCTTGTCTAGCAGTGCTTACGGGAAGTGGTTTAGTGGTAAAAACAGTCCGGATGGAAATGTATGGTCAACCATACTTAGCGATTTCAACGAGGACATGTTCTCTGAGAAGCTTTTTTCTGACTTATTTGATAATCACCTTAAGCTGCTTTTGAACAGGTTTGGAGTAATGCTTGATAGCGGTGCACTGCCGAATAAAGAGGGGCTCTGTCGTGCACTTGGTAAGCAGCTATATGCGATAGCTGAGAATAATGGAGAGGCTGATGTTGTAGTTGGAAGATACTATACTTGTAGCCGAGCCAATGTACTGTTCCCTGCTTACGCGGAACGGTCGCTTGAAAGATACAAAAAAATAAATAAGGACCTCTATGGATTAGAGGACCTTATCTTTGATGATATTTATGTGTGCAACACTATAAGTAATAGGCCTGGAGTGAACTATACGCGCAGAAGGCAGCTGCTGGCCAAAGAAATAGAAGATGCTACTTTAGAGAAGATTGCAGAGTGTTCCAATCGGGTTATTCTTATTGGCAATGGCGGAATGGGAAAGTCCCTCATGCTTCAACGCCTACTTATTGAATCTGCAAAGCGACATCATGAAACAGGCACACTTCCGGTTATAGTTGAGCTACACAACCATAATTACAAAACTGATGACCTTATTTCGTACATAATCAAAGTTGTTCAACGTCGTGATGATTCTTTTACCAATGAGCTAGCGCATAGAGCCCTTACAGCCGGTAAGTTTCAGATTATGATGGATGGTGTGGACGAAGTCGATCCAGGAGACATAAAGGAATTTCAAAAACAGCTATCTGAATTAACAGATAGATATCCAAACAATCAGTACGTTTTAGCATCAAGAGAGTGTGAAGCCGTTAGATCAATTAACGGGTTTATGCGCCTCTATCTAATGCCTTTTGATAAGGAGCAATCGATTGCACTTATAAATAAGTTAGTTCGTGATGAAGAACCGGAAGTAAAAAACGACATTGCTACTTTTATGGATAATGGTTTCATGAGAAAGCATTCTGGATTTGCGACAAACCCTATGCTTCTGACCTTCATCATTATGAAGCACCCTATTGAGGAGACGTCCGGTGGAAAACCTTACCGTTTCTTTCGGTCTATTTATGAAATAATTCTATCGGGTCATGATGAAGTGAAAGAGGCGTATGAAAGAATATTCCGCAGCGTAGCGGACCCAGGAGAGTTCACCAAGGTATTCCGTGAACTTTGTGCAAATACATACCCTAAATGCATATTTGAATTTGATCAGACGACATTTGAGGAGCATTTTAACCAGTTGAAGAGCATTTCGCATTTGAGCAATCCAGGTATGATGAAGAAGAAAACTTTCCTTCATGATGCATGTGCTACTGCATGTATGATGTATGAAGATGATCCGAGGGTGCTTTATGTAGATAAAGGATTCCAGGAGTATCTATTTGCCGAATATAACTTTTATGCTGAACCAGAGAGCGTAAAAGAAGTTGGAAAGTCCTTGTGGCACACGCCACTTTCTTCATTTGATGATGACAGCGCATTCGACATGCTATATGACATGTCGCCAGATAAGGTAGAAACCTGTTTATTCATTCCGTATCTTAGTAAAATGTTTGTCGGCAAATCAGAAGACCAGGCCTTTGCTTTGTTCCTGAGAAATGGCTTTGACAGATTAGCATATGTATCCGTTGATATGGAGTTAGTTCAGGAGCATGAGAGGAAAAAAGGACTAGAATCCGTTTCTATCAGGCCTGCAACTAACGAGCCATCAACAGTCATTCTATCAATGATCCTTAAACGGGCTGGTACTTCTCCGTGTTTTGAGTTCCTGACAGAAGGCAATAGTGTACGATATCCTGAGTACGCAACATCGGTCTTTGCTGGTGAAGTAGGGTTTGACGGTGAAACTCAAAAAATAATGATGAGAAGATTGCCGGTCCGCAGTCCTGATGAGATAGAAAGCTATGAAAGAACACATAATGTGGTAAGTTGTATTCGGGACGATGAAGGTAAGATAGTATGTTTCGGTCGTGAGTACTCATTCAGTCTAAAGCAGTTGGTTGATGAACCCGAGAAGCATAGCGAACTGCTAGGATTGCTCAAAAATGATTCGGAGGTTCACAAAATGTACCTTAAAGTTAAAAACTACTATGAAGCTAGCGTTGAAAAGCACAGGGATGAGGACTATTAAGAAGGGAGTATAACAATATGGCTGAGATAGAACGCTGGCTCAATTTGGAGGAAATATCAAAACATGTTGGTTGCAGCAAAGATACAATTCGTACTTGGATAAAAAAAGAAACCATCCCGTTCCATAAAGTCGGGAGGCAATACAAATTTAGATTGTCAGAAGTAAATGGGTGGATTGAAAGCGGCGCAAGCGCATATGCAGATAAACAAAAAACAAAGGGGGTTCCAGACAATGAATGATACAAAAAAGGAACAAGAGCGCGAAGAATTACACCGCGCTATATGGGCGATAGCTGATCAGCTTCGCGGAGCTGTTGATGGCTGGGACTTTAAGAATTATGTTCTTGGCACAATGTTTTATAGGTATATCTCTGAAAACCTTACTGCTTACATAAACAGTGGTGAAACTGAAGCAGGAAACACTGACTTTGATTATGCTCGTATGCTGGACAAAGAAGCGGAGGAAGCCCATGAAGATTTAGTTCAGGAGAAAGGCTTTTTCATCCTTCCCAGTGAACTGTTCTGTAATGTACGTGCCAGAGCTATGTCTGATGATAACTTGAATGAAACTCTTGAGCGAGTTTTCCGCAACATTGAGGAATCTGCAATGGGCAGCAAGTCAGAAAATAGTTTAGCTGGCCTGTTTGATGACTTCGATGTGAATAGTAATAAGCTCGGCAGTACCGTAGCAAAGAGAAATGAGCGCCTTGCCAAGTTGCTTGACGGTGTTGCTGCTATGAATCTTGGGTCGGTTAAAGATCACGATATCGATGCCTTTGGTGATGCATACGAATACCTGATGACAATGTATGCTTCAAATGCAGGTAAATCCGGTGGTGAGTTCTTCACCCCTGCCGATGTCTCTGAATTACTGACGCGTCTTGGAACCGTAGGTAAAAAGAGGTTAAATAAAGTATATGATCCTGCCTGCGGTTCTGGTTCTCTGCTTTTGAAAGCTGTGCAGATTCTCGGAAAAGATGCCGTTACTACAGGTTTCTTCGGTCAGGAAATTAATATTACAACTTATAACCTCTGCCGCATTAATATGTTCCTTCATGATATAGGATTTGATAAATTTGATTTAGCTTGCGAGGATACCCTTACAAATCCGCAACACTGGGATGATGAGCCCTTTGAACTTATTGTTTCTAATCCGCCTTATTCCATCAAGTGGGCAGGTGACGATAACCCACTTCTAATCAACGATCAGCGCTTTGCTCCAGCTGGTGTCCTAGCACCTAAGAGTAAAGCTGACCTTGCTTTTATTATGCATAGTCTTTCCTGGCTTGCGTCTAATGGTACAGCTGCAATTGTATGTTTTCCGGGAATTATGTATCGTGGCGGTGCAGAACAGAAAATTCGTAAATATTTGGTGGATAATAACTATGTGGACTGCATCATTCAGTTGCCAAGCAACTTGTTCTTTGGAACGAGTATTGCAACCTGCATTATGGTGATGAAGAAGAACAAAAATGATAATAAAACGCTTTTTATCGATGCATCCAATGAATGTATCAAGGTAACCAATAACAATAAGCTGACACCTGCGAATATCGAACGCATTGTGAATATATTTGCAAACCGTGAAGAAGTGAAGCATTTCTCCCATCTGTCAAGCTATGAAGAAATCGCAGAAAGTAATTATAACCTTTCCGTTTCTACCTATGTGGAGACAGAAGACACCCGTGAAAAGGTGGATATAGTAAAGCTGAATGCGGAAATCGAAGAAATCGTTATGCGTGGGGATGAGCTGCGTGAAGCCATTCGTAATATCATCGAAGAAATCGAGGTGGGCGCATGAGTAAGTTAGACGAATTGATTGCAGAGCTTTGCCCAGATGGCGTGAAATATCTTGAAATACCAGAATTATTCGATACAAGGAATGGATATACTCCATCTAAATCAAATAATGAATATTGGGAAAATGGTGAAGTTCCTTGGTTTAGGATGGAAGATATTCGAGAAAACGGGAGAATATTATCTAAAGCAACTCAATATGTTTCTAAAAGTGCTGTAAAAGGAAAACCATTTCCTGAAAATTCAATTATTATTGCAACATCTGCAACGATCGGTGAACACGCATTAATTACTGTTCCTTCATTGGCAAATCAAAGGTTCACATATTTGATATTGAAAGATGAGTATAAGGATTTGATTGATATCAAGTTCATTTATTATTATTGCTTTAAGTTGGATGAGTATTGCAAAGCTTGTTTAAACCAAGGAAATTTTGCATCTGTTGACATGAATAAATTTGTTAAATTTAAGTTTCCCGTTCCTCCCCTTGAAGTGCAGAGTGAAATTGTCCGTATTCTGGATAATTTCACAGACCTTACAGCGGAGCTTACTGCGGAGCTTACTGCGGAGCTTACTGCGAGAAAGAAACAGTATGAGTTTTATAAGGATGAGTTATTTGGAAAAAACTACGAAGAAATGCTAAAAAGATGTTTGCAAAACAATGTAAAAATAATTGCTCTTGAAGAGCTTGGGAAATTCACCCGAGGAAAAAGGTTTGTAAGAAATGATATAAAAGAAGATGGAATACCATGTATACATTACGGTGATTTATATACTTATTATGGAGTAAGTGCAGAAAAAGCAAAGTGTTTTCTCGATAAAGAATTTGCTGAAAAAATGCGATTTGCGCATAAAGGCGATGTTGTTATTGTTCAAGCAGGGGAAAATGATATGGATATTGGCATAGGCGTTGCATGGCTAGGAGATGAAGATGTTGCAGTTCATGATGCTTGTTATATATTTGAACATAATATAAATCCTAAATATATTTCATATTATTTAAGAACAAACATTTATCATTTGCAAATTAAAAAATATGTCTCAACGGGAAAGATATGCTCTATATCTGCACAAAATATCGGAAAAGCCTTAATTCCGGTTCCACAATTAGACGAGCAACAACGCATCGTTGACATCCTAGACCGCTTTGACACACTCTACAATGATATTCGCACAGAACTTCCTGCAGAGATTGAAGCACGTACCAAGCAGTATGAATACTACCGTGATAGATTACTAACTTTTAAAGAAGTCTCATAGTAAAGGAGGCGGAGGATATGCCTTATTTTAACATTGTTGCCGAGACAAACAAAAACACCGTTGTGACGGAATATGTGCCTGTGAAGGCACGCTCTGAAAGTTATCAAAGTGAAGCGGAATTAGAGAAAGAGTTTATTCGCCTTCTCTGTGAGCAGGGATATGACTATCTTCCGATTCATACAGAAGCCGACCTCATTGCCAATCTTCGAAAAAAGCTTGAAGAACTCAACAATTATGAGTTCACAGATACTGAGTGGGACCGCTTCTTCACCAACGCTTTGGCCAACCCAAATGAGCATATAGTTGAGAAGACCCGCAAGATTCAGGAGGATTATGTTCAGGTTCTGAAGCGCGATGATGCTATGACCAAGAACATTATGCTCATTGATAAGAAGCAGATTCACAATAATAAGCTTCAGGTGATCAACCAGTATGTTGTCGGCAAGGAAGATGGCGCTAAATATGATAATCAGTATGATGTGACTATCCTTGTTAATGGTCTGCCTGTTGTACATATTGAGTTAAAACGTCGTGGTGTTGCTATTCGTGAAGCCTTCAATCAGATCAACCGCTACCAGAGAGATTCTTTCTGGGCTGGCTGCGGTCTATTTGATTTTGCTCAGATTTTCGTTATCTCCAATGGCACCAATACTAAGTACTACTCAAACAGTACACGTTTTAATGCCATCAAAGATGCCAATTCCACGAAGCAGAAAAAGGAAAAAACCAGTAACAGTTTTGAGTTTACTTCTTTCTGGGCAGATGCAAATAACAAGACCATCCCGGATCTAATTGACTTCACAAAGACATTCTTTGCAAAGCACACCATCCTCAATGTCCTGACGAAGTACTGTATCTTTACATCTGAAAACATGCTGATGGTAATGCGCCCATACCAGATTACTGCGACGGAACGTATCCTCAACAGAATAGAAATTGCACATAACTACAAGAAGTTTGGAGATATTGCTGCCGGCGGATATGTGTGGCATACGACCGGTTCCGGTAAAACTTTGACTTCTTTTAAGACTGCTAGGATGGCATCCACGCTGCCATATATTGATAAAGTTCTGTTTGTCGTTGACCGTAAGGATCTGGAC